AACTTGGGGCGGAGTATTTTGCAGAGTTGGATAACTGTATTCGTCATTAATACGAACTACAAGATGTCCATCTGTTGGATCTATAAAGTAATACAAATCTTCTTCTCTAAACTTGTATTGCTCATATTTTAGAGATTTATTAACTAATGCATGATTGGCATCTCTGCCATCAAAATAATCAGTGTTAAATCCACCAAATTCATATTGTGCTTCTTGATTACCTCTTAAAGTAAGATCGTTTAATTCAATTTGTTCGCCAAACCCACCCTCAAAATCTACTTTAGCAAATGTAAGTTCACCGTCGTTTGTTCTACTCAATCCATAAAAATATTTTTTAGACTGACTGCCTGGCGCTTGTCCTATATAATTGGTCATGATGCAATCTCCAATACACTTACAGTGACATCTGCACTGTTATTTTTGTTTGTTTTTATAATTAAAGCATTGTTAGGTTCCATTACAAGTTTTTGATCTCCACCCATTGCCGCTAGAGCAGAATTCCTGTTTATAGGTGCACCTTTCACAATAAATATTTCGGCACTTGAAGCATCACGTAAAAGTATATCTACTTCTATGTTACTAGTGCTTGTGTTTGCAACATTAATACCGATTACTGTGCTACGTGTATTACTAGCAGTCGTGTATATGTCTACCGGATTCGTTCCTACTGATTGTGCTACTGCGTTTTTAAATGTGTTTGCCATATCTTTGTCCTAATACTTATCCTAATGCAATACTGAATGCTATAGCGGCATCGTCTGCTTGTTGTCTTGTTACTACGTTTGGTGCTGGGATTGTGCTATAATTTACAACACTAATCGGCACATCCATCGATGGTGCAGTGTTAAATGTTATTGTTTTACCACTTACATTATATTCTGAAGGGTTTGTGTATGCACCATTCAAAAACACTAATACTGCATAGTTATCTTCAGCGGTATTTGTCATTGTAAATGCGACAGTACTACCGTCACCGGTATATGTATCTACGTTTGCCTGAGGTACACTTGGAGAACTTAAATGTCTTACATCTATAATTGCTCCATTTTCTACAGGATATGCTGTTGATGTACTGTCAACAAATATAAGTTCACTGCCTGCTACAATGTATGCTTCGCCTGGTGTCTGCACAACACCATTGATTGCAACCATAAGTGCTTCTGCAGAACTTGGTATTTTGTTTAAAGTAAATGCATATTCGGTTCCATTACCTGTAAATGATTGTTGCGATACTGGAGTACCAAAACCTAAACCTAAAAAGTTCCAACCACTTGCTCCAAAGTATGCTTCGAATTTGTCTGTTTCAGTGTTTAATCTAATTTCACCAGTAGTTGGACTTGAGTTTCTTTGTGCTGTTGTACCTCTTGGTAGAGCAAGAGAACCATTTGCAAAATCTATAGTACCATCTACTGTTGCAGTTGTTCCGTTATCGCTTGTTACAATTTTTTTATCTGCATCTGTAATTACTAGTTTACTTGCAGAGTATCCTTTTATCTTAACTGTGTTAGCACTTATGTTTTCATAACCACTAATAGTAATGTCACCAACCTGTGTACCCTGTTCAATTGATCTTATTGCCGCGAACTCGTCTTCACTTTCGTCATAAACAAAACCAACGTTAATATCACCTCCTCTTTCAAGTATCATACCCATATCAACTTGATTAGGACCACTTGCACTTTGGTTAAGTGAAATTAAAGGATCAGTAAAGAAGACGTTACCTGAACTACTTGGCGCACTTGAACCACCATCTATTAATACTCTACCTGTTCCACTAGCACGTAATATTAAATCTTCGTTTGTGTTAATATTTTCAATTACATTATCATTAATGCTTATTTTTCCATCAACAATAAAACCTGCTCTTGATAAAGTTGCTTTTGGATAATCTGGAGGAGTTTCTCCGAGGTTGTTACCTACGTAAAATGTAAATGTGTCTGAATCATCATTTGCAGTTTCAACAGTAATGTAAGTGTCACCATCGCCGTCTGTTAAGGAACCTCCACCTACTAGCGACCAAGCAGTTCCTGACCAGGCTTCAATTGCACGTAGACCACTGTTGTATCTTATTACACCTACATCACCAGTACCATACCCTGCCGGTCTTTGTAATGTTGTTCCTGTTGGAATCTTAACACCTGTTGTACCATCAAATTTAATATATGATTCAGGTGCTGTTCCAATATTAATATGTTTAATATTTGATATTTCTAAATTATTTTGATCAAGTTTTGCAACATTTGTTCCGCCTGCATAAAAATCTAATCTATCTTCGTCTGCACCAGGAGTAGATTCTGGAATAATGTATGTGTCGTTATCAACATCACGTACTCCACCTAAACTTGACCATGCAGTTCCATTATGTCCTTCAAACTGTGTAGTGCTTGTATTAAAACGTACTAAACCTTTTAAAACATTTACTGATCCTGTTGGACGTTCACCATCTGTACCAATCGGAAGTTTAATTGCACCTGTATCATCAAAAGTTACAAAGTCTGCACTATACTGTTTGATTTTATCAACTCGTAAACTATTTTGATCAAACTCACCAATTTTTACACCACCAGCATAAAAATCAAATCTGTCTTCATCTGATCCTGCACTTAATTCTGTTAGAATGTAAGTGTCGCTGTCTGCATCTCTTACACCTCCCAACGAACTCCAACTGGTTCCTGCATAACCTTCAAACTGTGAAGTTGTAGTGTTGTATCTTATGTGTCCTGTTATTCCTGATGGTCTTTGTAGTGTGGTACCTACAGGAACATTTAAGGCACCTTCTCCAACTATGTCAACATAGCCTGTTTGGTTACCTTGTAATTCTAAATTTGCTCCTGATATTGAAGTTTCTAATCCATTGTTTCTAATTAAAACATTATCAACTGCAATCTGTGTAGCATTAAGTTGATTGCTGTCTAATGTCATTATTAGATTGTTGCCACCATAGAAACCTGAGATATGTGCATATCTCCATCTTTTAGTGTTTGAACCTAAATCGTATGTAACATCTGCATCAGGTATTAAATTACTTGCAAGGTCGGCGTTAACTGTAACACTATCAGTTGTGTTATCACCAATAGTAATATTACCTTGCATTGAAATATCGCCTGTAACATCTAGATTACCTGTAATGTTTGTTTGACCAGTAGCAGGTTGTATGTTTAAATCACCAGTTGTTGTAGAAATAGTATTTCCTGCTAGTCTAATATTTCCTGTTTCTACTTTGAATGGATTTACAGTAGTGTTATTTGATCCTTGTGTAAAATTAATACCACTTAATGATGTTACGTCAAACTGTCCACCACTGAATGTTACAGCACCTGTATCTTGGTCTACGAAAAATAAGTCACCAATTCTATAATCACCAAACTGGTCAGTTGAGTTGAAAAATATTCTACCACCATTTACTTCTGTAATTTCATTTGCTTGAATTACATCTAAATCATTATTATTAAATTTTTTTTTTTTTTTTATATAACCAAAATCATTTGAACTTAATCTTAATTTAACATCTGGACCATCTGCTCTAACACCTTTGTTACCATAAACGTTTGCAGAAGCAATTGAACGCATTTCTGCGCCAAAATCTTTTCTGTCATATCTTACAATGGTAGTTGCACTTGCACCACTAGGTGCCGCCGAAATACTGTCTGGTGTAAAATCAAATCCTTCTAGTCCATCATAACGACCGTCGACTATAATAGTGTCAGTGCCAGTTACACTTTCTACTGTACAGTTTGTTACAGTTGAACCATCTGCTGATGTAAATGTAACTGTATCACCTGCTTGGAAAGTTCCTGTAATACCTGATAATTGAATTTTAGTTTTACCATCACCAAATGTTCCTACTGTACCTGCTGTTGCTTTTATACCTTGATCGGCAAAGTAAACAAAAGAGTTAAGCCACTCAACTCGTCCACCTTCTTTAATTTCTAAACCAACTGCATTTGGAACAATACATGTGACACTGTCGAATAACATTGCCGCTTCAATTGATCCTGAAGCAACTGCACTTCCATCAACTAATATTCCATTACCTGCATCGCCGGCATCAAAACCGTATGGATCATCTGATGCATTTGTACCAAGTCTAACACTTGATCCAAAGTTTAATACTGTAAGATTTTTTAAGTAACAACTTCTTTTTGTGATTAAAGAATTGTTTGCATATTTGAAAGCATAACCTGGAGATTCAATTTCTCTTACTGTTATGTTTTCAATAGTTACTTCACCGTTTACTTCAAAAAAGTCATTTGTTCTTGTTGCGGCACTAGGTTTGAATTGTGTTGATCTTAAACCTGATCCTTGAATGTGTACACCTTTCGGCACTGATAATGGTGCTGTTTCTGTAAATGTTCCTGCACCTATGTAAATTGTATCTCCAGCAACTGCAATAGTCAATGCATGTTTCAAGGTAGCAAAGGCAGTGTTTACTCCTTTACCGTTATTACTGTCATTACCATTTATTGTAACCCAATAAGTATTTCCTGCATCAAGTAGAATGTCAACGCCATTTACTTTTACTTTTCCTGTACCTGACGAATTTACATTTATATCTGTATTACTATCAAGTGCAAATATTCCTGTGCTATCAGCATCACCATCTACTAGTATATTTCCAAAACGTAATTCATCACCAGTTAAATTTACATTACCACCTGAAGTAACTTGAAGTCCGTAAATGTTTACTGCACCTGTTCCGTTAGCACGTATAATTAAATCTTCATTTGTGTTTTGTGGTTGAATTATGTTGTCAGTGATTTGCATTTGGCCAATATTTGCTTGATTGGCGTCTATAGTTTTCCAACGTTTAGTAGGATTACCTAAAACATATTTGTCTGATTCATCTGGTAAAATATCACTTACAACATCTGCATTGAATGTAATGTTGTCTGTGTTGCCATCGCCGAGTGTAATGTTACCTGCCGCAGTAATTGTTCCAGTTGCAAATAGGTTTCCTGAAACATTAGTGTTACCTACAAGTTCAATTGTTCCTGTGCCGTTTGGTCTTAATTCAATAGGAGCATTTGAATTTAATGTTGTAATATAGTTGTCATTGATTTCTAATGAATCAACATGAATTTTAGAATGATAGATAACTGGATCATTACCTGCAGGGGTAAGTTCTATTGTACCTAAGTTGGAAGATATTGTGTTGTTCTGTAGGTTTAAATTTCCTACTGTAACTTGATTTGTTGCTTGTAAATTAGTTGCGTTTATAGTACCGGCTACGTCAACGTCATATGCTGGACTCGAAGTCTTAACCCCAATTCTGTTGTTGGTAACATCCAAATATAATAAGTTCGTCTCAAAGGCCAAATCCACGCCATTACGCAGTAGGTTTGCCTTTAACAACGGACCTGAAATTCGACCGACGGCCATTGTATTCTCCTATAAACGGGCATCTTGTGCCTCTAACCACCTTACATAGCGGGTTAACCACTGTTTGTCCTGCAATCAAATTTCGGTCAAGATTGCATTAACAATATTTAGTATAAATTGGTAAAAGGGCGTGTATAGGATTAGTATTGAGGATTAATCAAATCCGTGTAAAACTACGACATCTTTCCCTAAAGGAACTGCTGAATCAAAGCGTACAAAACTTCCGTTTTTTCCACTTGGGTTTTGAACTATTGTGTAGTTTACTCCTGCTATTTGTACTACGTTTTCAACTAATACAAATATATTTTGTGCGGCAAGTGGTACAGGATTTAGTGGACCAAATTCTTGGTTACTAGAATCACCAGTACCTAATGTTTGAACTGTAATTGTTGCAGGTCTATCTGTTCTTGCATTTTCCCATGCATTTCCTACATAAAATTCAAACTCATTTATGTCTGTGTTATATCTTATTTGACCATTTTCTGGAAAAGCAGGACGAGTTGATGTAGGTCCCATAGGAACTTTTACAGCATAGTCTGTTCCTAAAACAACTTGACCTCTAGCATCTACTGACACACTGTTGTCTTCGATAAGTTTACTGTTAAGTTGTTGCTTTTTTACAAATCTCATCTTACACTTCTACCGTACTAATAGTTGCACTAATAGTAGCAGGTGAAGTGGTCTGTGCTACTACTGTATCTCCGTTTTCTAAAACTAATCTTTCACTGTCCATAATGAATGTTTCACCACCTGGAATTTTTAATTGATGTAAAATTTTGTTTTGATCACTTGCAGAACCACCATTTGGAACTATATGTAAATCTAAAAACGTGTCTGCATCTGTTAATACACTACCTGCTCCAGCAATATTATCTGTATCAGCATAGTTACAGAATATCATACTTGTTATTGCATTTACACCAGAACTAGTGTAAAGTGTTGTTAATGTAGCATCTATAAAACTATTTGTTATGGCCATTTTTCTTCCTAAAATAACATGCTATAAAGCAATGCTTTCTTTTTACTTACAAGTTCATCTCTTGTACTAGATGTATTTACAAAATATAGTCCAGAACCGCCTGTGGACTCGGCTTGTGAATACAACTTAATTCTACCACTGTCTGCACTAGGTGCCCCAGGTGCAACTGCACCTTCAATACTTAACACATCACGCACTACAACTTCACCAGTACCGTTAGTTTCTAAAAATAAACTTGCATTTGAGTTGTTTGGACGTATAGTTGTATCATCCACCTGTATGCCACTAAATGTATAAAGGTTTCCGTCTATACGAAATTTTTCAGTTCCATCAATTTCAACAAAAAATGCTGAAAATGGATCACCTGATGCTGTATCAGTAACTTCTGCTTTGGTATTTGAAGTAATAATTTTATCAATAATTGCACCTGAAATAGCAGTGTCAACATATTTTTTATTTGGAATGTGATCATCATCTGTTACATTTGTTTCATAATCTGCTGTACCTGTTACACTTACCACAGCATTTGCGGCATTCTGTCCTAGTAATATTAAGTTTTCACCAGTAGTTTCTACGACATGAGCCTGTAAAGCACCTAAACCTGATCCTACCTTAAATGTAAAAACACCTGGACCAGTACCACCATTTGGTTGCAAGTAACTTAATGTGTCATCAAATAAAATTGTTGCTGGTGAACTCGATGGACCTCTATAAATTTCTATTCCTGAAGTACCTAAAGTAATACCTGTTGCTGAAGTTTCACCTGTGTTTAATTGAATTACGTTATCTTCCACAGTCATATTTGCTGTGTTGATAGTTGTAGTTTGACCTTGTACAGTAAGATCACCTGTTACTCTTAATTCGGGCGTATCAATAGTAGTTTTAGCACCTACACTATTAGATGTTACAATTTTATAATCACCGGTTACTTTTAATACGTCAACAGCCATTTTAGGATCCTTTGTCTATAGCATTATTTAGTCAAGAGAAAAGGGCAAAGTGATTTTGCCCTCTTCTATATTTTATTAGATTGCTGTTAATCTTAAGATAGATTCTGTTGAATCATCTTCAACTGCCCAAGTGTACTGATTTCCACTGTAGTCAGTTGCTTTGTGTCTTGTTATCTTTTGGATTCTTACAGCACCACCATTAGTAACAATTCCAGTGATGTTCATTTCGTTTGCCGCTAATGAACCCATAGCCTTGTCTACTAATTGACAAACACCCTCATTAGAACCTTCTTTGACTTTGAATTTCTTGTTAGATCTCTGTCTAAGAATGTGTCCTTCTGCGGCACTGTTTGAGCCAATTTTAACTCTTGCTGGAATTGTTGGTTGTGTGTTATCTCCGGTTGCTCCGAAGAATTTTCCTGGTAAAGGTCTTCCCATTTTTTTCTCCTTATTTGACGTTTTAGGTCTACGCTGTGGGTAACAGCATAAGTCCATATATGGCACTATTGCCAATTGTATTTAGTCTACCCTAGAAAAAAGATGCATAAGGTGTATGTTATTAAAGTCTTTTATTGCTCTATTAATAGAATTGCATTGATCTTTATGTTCTTGTATTACGGAATCTCTGCGTTGTTGTCTGTACTTTAATTCTATTTGTGAAAGTTTGTTTATTTCACTACGCATACCTGAACAAAATTTAACAACATCAAAATTAAATTCTGGTGCTGTTTTAGAAAGTTTTCTTAATTCACTTTCTACTTCGGGCCAATCTAAACTGTTAGTTACTTCCTTCATAAAAATATTTAAAAAGGTCATAAAAAAAGGGCGACATAAAGCCGCCCTTTTTGATGTTTTTATTCTCTATTATGAGAAAGAAACGCCTGCGATTGTTACTTTACCTAAGTAGTCACCAGCATTACCAAGAGATGATGCAGTGTTGTTTAACTCTACATAACCATATCTTGTCATAAAGCCTACTACTGGTTCGAATGTATCAGGATCTAATACTACACCTGAAGACATTAGAGGAATGTATGGGCAATAGAATGCCGCCGCATCAGCCTCTGATGAACCTTTGTAACCCACTAGTACTGATGTATCATCAGCCGCATAAGAGTCAACGTAAACTCTCATTGCGTTGTTTAGTGTACCTACAAATTTAGTATTTGTTGGTGCTTCAAAAGTACCTTCTGTTGATCTTGCAAAAGCAGAAGTTGTAGCAGACTGAAGAATTGTTAACGCTTGTGGCGAAACAACTGCCCAGTTACCTGCACCTCTTCTTGTTCTTTGTGCAATTATATTTGCAACTCTGTTGATCATTACAGCCAATGCCGCGTGTTCGTCTCCTACGAAAGTAGCAGTACCTGAAACAGCCGCTTGGTTGTAATTTTCTTCATCAGCCGCAAGTGATCTAAGTGAAGCAAGGATCTCTTGATCGATCTCTGCAGTAATCTCTTGAGCAAGTGCCGCCATGATTTCTGCTTCGATATCAATACCTTGTTGTGCTTGAGCATCTTGAGCCGCTTCAAAAGTCCATCTTGCTGATAGTTTTCTGCTTTTCGCTTCTACTGCCTGCTTTAGGATTTGAATGCTTAATCTGTTTCCAGCACTTCCTTCAAGAGCCGCTGTGTTACTACCTTTACCGGCAGTTGTATCACCAGAGTAAGCAGTACCAATTTTGAATGGTGATAATGCTTCATCTCCAGCAGTTACATCGTTTGCAGTACCAGTTGCGTTGTTAGTATCTGCATAACGTACTCTTAAAGTATGAATTTGTGAAACCGGTCCAGCCATAGGTTGCACACCAACGATCTCGTTTGCGATCACAGTTGGCATAACACGTCTAATTACTGGAAGAATCACTCTGTTTAATGTTGCAACATTTCCTGCGGAAGTTGCACCAGCAGTTGCCGACTCAGCGAGATAACGTCTAGTGTTCTCGAGAGTGACGTCCATTACGCTCTTCTTATGTCCGTTAAGACCTTCCATAAGAGCATCTTTGGTTGCCTGCCAGTTTTCGTTTATAATGTCTGACATTTTGTCCTTCTCCTTTTTAGTTTAATCCCGCTAGTTTGCGGAGTTCAATTAAGTTTGACTTTTCTTCTATCGGTTGTTTAACCTCTTTATCGCCTGTTATTTCTTTGCCTTCTGTTATTGCCTGTTTTTGTCCTTTTGGTGCTTCGTCTTTCATCACCGCTGGAAGATATTTGTCAAATGTTGTGTGCAATTTCTCTGTTTGCACTGACTCTAATAGTTCTGACATGATTTCTTTCTTGTCATTACCTAATGGAGCCAACAACTCATTCATCACCGCAACACGTTTCGCTGTGTCTTTAGCAACAGTAATTTCTGCTTCCTTAGACTCCACAATAGTATCTTTCTCTGTGATGGTTTTCTTAGCCTCTGCTAATTCTTTTTCTTTCTCAGCAACGATTTTCATTAACTTCGCAGTTTCTGATTTTTCGTTTAAGTATGAGTTAGAATATTCATTAGCAAATGCTTCGAACATTTTTCTACCAAAGTGATTTTCTCTAGCGGCTGTAATATCTTCCTTCAACTGCTTCATTTCTTCAGCAAGTTTCTTACTTACAGTCTCTTTAACAATTTTCGCTGATTTCTCAACAAAAGTTGCTTTCACTTCAGCAAATTTTTCCTTGGCTTCTTTTACAAGTTTTACCTTGGTTTCTGCCAAGTCTTTTTTGTCTTCTGCGAACTCATTGATTTCTTTCGCTAATTGCTTAACACAAAAATCTTCGAGTTTTGCAAAGTTTTCTGAAACTTTTTTACGGTCTTCATTTAACTCTGCAATTTCTTTAGTCAACTGCTTGAGCATAAACTCTTGCAGTTTATCAGAATGTTCAGAAATTTTCTTCTTATATTCAACTCTTGCTTCCGCAAGTGCTTTCTTATCTTCAGCAATTTCTTTAATTTCTGATTCTAAACGCTCGGAGACCATGCTATCAATCGCTTCGACCATGTTTGACTTATCATGTTCGTAGCGTTTAGCAAACTCTTCGCGGAGTTCAGCAGTAACAGTGTTTTTGTTTTCCTTAACTTTTTCGTCCCAAGCCGCTGTAAGATCAGAACGTACTTCTTCACTTAACAAGCCTGTTTCAAAAAGTTTATTAAACATATCACTCATTGGCTTCTCCTTAATATTACTGCAAGCCTTTTATGACTCGTAGCATCTGTTCTTTGAGATACTGCTGGGCCTTAGCATCTTTCGATACTTCATGCGCCATCCTAATCGCACTATAACCACCTGATGTATTCATCAAATGTTCATAGATTGGCGTAGGGTAGGCTCCCGGCGCACTTGGTTGTGCTACCACATCAACTGTGATAATTTCAAATCCGTTAACTTCTCCTGAAGATTCGTTAACTTCACCTGCTCCACGTGAACTGACTCCCAATTTCACACCTGATTGCAACATGGTTTTTACAAGATTTCCCATTGGGGTAGGTAAGATTTTCATCTTACCATACCCGTTTGGTCCATCCATCCACATATCGGTAATCATATGCGATACACGATCTAAATTTACTTTTAAATCATCTGGGTGATCAACTTCACCTAATACAGAATAACCGCCGTCGATCTGATCCTTGAGTGTTTTTACAGCGTTGCCTATCTCGGAGACAGGGTAGATTCGCTGGTTAGCGTTTTTAACACCACCCTGAATACAAATGCCTTTTAAGTAAAGGTCTTTTGAATCTCCTTCACCTTTAGACTCAAGGGTGACTTGCGCCTGATCGAACGTAAGATGTTCTCTTAAGTATGCCATATTGGCTAACTCCTATTATTCAGCACTTTTAGGTGCAGATGCTTTTTTGTAAGTGTCTCCAGCCTTAGCACCTGGTTCATTCTCGAAAGATTTTCCCATGTCTTTGGCTTTTGCACTACCGCCTTTTTCTTCACTGTGTCCACCCATGTCATGTGCTTTAGCATCGTTAGGTGCTTTGGCATTTGACGCTACTGGTGAACTAGTGTTATCAGAGCCTTCTGAATTTGATGGTGCAGAAACTTTTTCAACATATTCTCTCATAGTTTCTGTTGCGGATTTTTCTGTTGCACCTTCTTCAATTTCATCAGTTGCTTCTTCGTCAGTTGCTTCAATAGCCACTTCTTCAGTTGCTTCTGGTTCCATTGCTTCTTTTTCGGCTTCGTCTGATTCTTCTTCCTCGTCGTCGCCTTCGTCTTCACCTTTATCAGCCATCATTTCTTCAAATTCTGACTTAAGATCGTCTAATGCGTCTTCGAGATCAACAACACGGTCTTCTAAGTCTTCATGATCTTCTTCATGATCACTCATTTTACCGTCGTCATCGTAATCTTTTTCCATTTCGTCGCTGACGTCTGCCATCATATCGTCTGTAGCATCTCCGCCAACTTCTTCAACTGCTTCTTCTTCGAAGTTTTCTTCAACTTTTTCTTCGTCTTTTTCTTCGTCTTTTGATTCTTCAGTTGCTTCTTGGTCTTCTTTTTCAGTAGTTTCTTCTACTGCTTCTTCTTTTTTATCCTCAGATGCTTCTTCTACTGCTTCTTCATCAGCAGGTGCTTCTGATTCAATTAAACCCTGATAGATTTCTTTAGATTTCTCTACAACTATATCATGAAAAAGTTCTTCTGCTTTTTCTTTTTCTTCGTTGACAAGAAGATCTAATAATTGTTCAAATTTGTTATTATCTGACATTGTATTTTCTCCTTTATTCGTGGTTAATAGGCAAGGCTGTCAAGTATATTTACGAAAAAACCACTTTTACCAGTTAAAATAGGCCTATTTTTGTGTTTTTTGACAAAATTAGAATTATTTGATAACATTTTCAAACTCGTAATAGTCTATATTTCGCAAATTACTATAATTGTTAAGTTGGGCAGGACAAAAGTCACCCACATTAATTACCCTAAAAAACTCAGTTTTAGGTGCAGATTTGATTACGTTTTCCGTTTGCCTTAGCCAATTGCCGTAGTAGGTTGCAGGTTCTTCACTTTTTTTGTAATTGTTAGTGTCTGCATATATGTTGTTAAAACGTTTACCGCCTTTTAGACCCATATAATCAAAACCTAAGATATAGATTTTTTTATACTTGTCTTCTACTGCTTTTGCTAATGCTGTTGGTCCACTGCTCCAACCTCTGCTAGGTTGAAAATAGTTTAAATTTTGATAGTCTTTATAACCATTATTATAATTTGTCCACACAACATGGTTATTGTGATATCCATCCTGAACAATTTCATGTACCATTTTAGGATCAACTGCAATTAATACTTCAGGTTCAAAAGTTCGATATACGGCATTACAGGCATAGATTATTCCTTTGCCTCTAAGTCGTTCTAAATCTAAATGTTTTCTTGAGGTACCATTACCTAATACAAATGCTGTGTGCATAAGTGTATTTAAATGGTTTTATTAAAGTGCGGATTGCTCTTGAGCAGGTTGACCGTACATGCTTTGAATAAATTCAATTTCTTTTGCTTGTTCTATTTCACGTGCTTCTGATGTACGTCTTATTTGATTCAACTGTTCTAGTGTAAGTCTAGTTTTTCTAGTATCTTTTGTAGTGACAACAGAAATGTCTCTTTGTGAATCATAACGTTTATCATCCTCAAAGTTTTTTCCGTTCTTATCAAAATAAAAGAATTCGTTTAATAACATATTTTTATTTACCTAGGTTGTAGGTGTTTCTCCGCCTGCGTCTGTAGGTTCCTCTGCTGGTGGTTCAGGAGCATCTGCTCCAGGCTCTGTATCACCTAATGTATCAAGGTCACCTTGTATTCCGCTTGGTGTAACACCAGCACTTCTCATTTCAGTACCACTTCCAATGTTATTCATCGCTTCACCGGAGTTTTCTTCACGCCACATGCTTTCATTTTCAGCAAGTTCTTCTTGTGAAAGTCCTAAGAAACGTTTCAATGCAAAACGTTTACTCATATAAGGTACTTCTTGTAGTGATGCAAAAGTGTTAACTCTTGCATTATCCATCTCACTTTGTCTATATGAAGCAAAGTTTTGTGGAGGATTCATTCTTAAGTCAAATAAATTGTTATCTATGTTTACTCCTTTAGCATTCATATACATTTTAAACTCTCTATCAAAAATGTATGCAACTAAATTTTGTAAACGTGTGCAGTATTTGTTAAATCTAAGTTCTTGAATATAAGCAGTGCCTACCCTACCGTCGTTATACTGTGCCGCACTGTCGTCGGCCCCGGTAGGTAAGTATGAACTTGGAATACGTAAACCACGGAATAACTTGTTTGTGAAATATTTTAAATCGTCAATTTCACCCAAGTTAGTACCGCCAGGTAATGTTTCAACTTTTGATCCACGTCCTTCTGCTGTCTGTGGAAAGAAATAATCTTCATTGATAGATAATGGATTGAAACTAGCGTCAATAACATTAGTTCCACCTCCTGTTGCACTTGGTATTCTACGTTGATGAATCTCATTTTTGATTCTTTCAACAAATCCCATTGCAAGGTGAGTAGGCATATTACCTACGTCGATGTAAAATACTCTACGTTCAGGTGCTCTTTGCACTCTGTAGATTATAATTGCATCTTCTAGTAATTCTTTCTGCTTATAAACTTTGAAAACACTTTCTAACAAACTGTTTCCAAATGGAAAGTTTCTATCTAAACCTTCACTTAAACTTAAATGTACAACATGCTCTGCTTCAATTGCCGCAGTGTTTTGTTGTCTGTCAAATCTTGTTCCTATTTGTTGTGGAGATGATCCAACATATCCTTTGCCATATGCACCACCTGTTGTTGTGTAATCAACTTGGCCTGTTGGAGCATTTGGATTTTTCTGACTTACAGATAAATGTTTGAAATTAACATTAATATCTCTTATAACATATTGCTCTGGTTCTTTACCTTCTGATTCATTAACAATAACTTTGTCAACTTTAGCAGGATCAATATGAAATAGTTTGAATGTTTCTGGATCTCTAATAAAAAATGCATCACCGTATTTGAATACGTTACGCATTACTCTAAAGATTCTTCTATCAAACTGGTTCATTTCACACCACTGTTGTAGGTATTGTTTTAGAACTTTAGTTTCAGTACTAGTTGCTTGATTCTTAAAAAAGATTTGAAATGGAGTTTTGTTCTCCATATTTTCTTGAGTACAAAATTCTGCTAGTATATCTAATGCCGCATTAACTTCTGAATCAGTATCCATTGTTTCATACTGTCCATAACGTTCAATTCTGTTAGGATGTCCTGAATATACATCAGGTAGATATGAGGAATAATTTGTTCTAGCCGGACCCGCTTGTCCTGAACCCGAAATAGCACTTTTGTTTCCAGAAGTGTCAGTGGGTGTATATTCTTGAAAGTATTTTTTCCAACTCATTAATTGTTATTCCTATGTGTTTTCTACAGCAGTAATTAAGTTTCTACTCAATCTATTGCTCATTTGCATTTCTTTTATAAGTGTATTTAACGCATTGTTTAAGTTTACACTCTGATCCCTGGCACTGTCAACCACTCTTTGCACCGAATTTTGAGTAAGATTTGTTTCTCTCTGTTGTGAATTATAATCACTTGCTTCTTGTGGACTTAGAACACGTTCACCTTTTTCTATTGTAGCAACAGTGTTTTTTGGTTCAACCATTTGTCCTGTTACACCAAGAGTTCCAAAACGTCTTGTCTCTATCTTATCTAAATATTCCAATGCACTTTTTTCTTTACCAGTTGCTATGTCAATGGCGCTTATTTTTTTGTTTTGAAACTGTCTTAATTTGGCTAAAAGTTCAAGTGCTTCTAATATCTCGGCTTTAGTTCGGCCTTCCGAAGCCAGTTTTTCTTCGTCAAAGTCGTTTTTTTTGTTTAATCTATAACCACTTTTGCCAGCAAAAGTACCTATGATCGGATTACCAGCACCTCTAAATGGTGCAATAATTTCCTGTAACCTCGTTACTTCGTCTTTAAATCTTTTTTCAATATCTTGGTTACTCTGTGCAATTAATTCTTTTGCCGCATCTATTGTTGCTTTTGACTGTGTATCATCTTTTGCAATCGCCTCTAGTTGATCACGGTTTTTTCCTGCAAGTTTCTCTCGTTCTTTTTCTTTTAATTTGTCATCATCAATAAAGTAACCTAAGAATGTATCATTTAGTGCCAGCATTAAATTATGTACTGCTGTTTTAACAACGCCTGTTATATCATCCATTATTTTTTTTCGTCCTTCTTCACTTTGCATATTTGATATGAATTCTTCAATGGCTGTTGCAATTTTAGGAACTGCAAGTTCAAACTTTTTTAAACCTTCTATAAACGGTTCGCTTGTAAACAGGTCAACTAAACTTGTTCCAATAGCATCTCTTACTTTTTGTATTGCTGTATTAAAAGAGTTTAGTGCCGCTTGTAATGGAGATTCTTTTCCTAAACCAGATTCAAAGTCAGTAAATCCTCCTCTTAATTTGTTAATACCTGCAATCATGTCGCCACCTGCTTGTCCAAATGGATCACCTAGTAATCCTAAAGTGGCAAAATATTTTGAGTTAGCATCTGCAAAACCGGCATTTGCATTTGCAAATGATTGTAAAGATCCAAACATGTTTTGATTAAAGTCATCTAAACTACCTGAAAAGTTTCTTGCTGTACCAACTATGTTTCTAAATGTTCTATCAAAGCCAGGTGTAATAGCACTCATCATTTGTGCTTGTTCAGTTATAGGAGCAACTCCTAGCATCATGGCCATTGTTGCTTCTCTTCCAGCATCGCCAAATGTTGCCTGAGCAGTGTTAACGATTGCTCTCATTCTGTTTGCAGTTTCACCATCCATTCCAGCAATGAAATTTTCAAATGCTTTATTCATGTTGGCTTTATCAATACCTTCTTGAATTTGATCTGCTTGTATACCGGTCAATTCTGAAAGTCTACGTAAACCCATTGCATAATCATCTGACTGCGAAATAATTTGTGATTGTGAAATAGTACCACGTTGTAGTGCTAAGGCATTTTGTGCAAAGAATGACAAGAATCTTTCGTTCTGTTCATCAAAACTTAAACCAAAGGATTGTAATCTTCTGTTGTTAAGGTCAAATGCTATTTCACTTGCACCGATTGCCATTGAAGCACCTCTTGTGGCTGTGCCTAATCTTGCAAGTTCTTCAGTGTTTTTTGTTAAGTTGCCGGCAATGACATCTAAACTTGTTCCTACTGCCGCTCCATAACGTGTCATTTCTTCAAGTCTGCCACCAAATGCTATACCTGAACTTGATAACTGCTGAAATGTAGTGTAATTTTTATATAGTAACTCAGTTACGGCATGAACCGCATCACCTAGGCCTAGAACGTTTAATTTGCTATCTTTAATACTTTTAGTAAAATCAGTGACAGTCATTTGGCTGTCAACAAATTTGGTAGTACCTTCAACTACTTTGCTAAATCCTCTAGTAGTAGCCGCCAAAACAGCACCCATACCACCTAATGCTTTACCTAGTATGTTAAATGCACCTGTAACACCGCTTATAGCCACGCCTGCAGGACCTAATTTTTTAGAAAATTGTGCTATTGGGCCTGTACCGTTTGGTGATCTTTCGTTTTTAATTGCATCTAAGATCTTTTGCATAGTGGCTTCTTCAGCCGCATTTTCCAATCTTACTTCTGCATCACCTATATTTCCTGTTACTGCCATTTTTTAAAAATCCCCATAAACTACGTAGATAAATAACTTTGTTATATAGTTATTTATTGGAGATAAAACTGTGTCGGAACAAAGTATCCTAAGCAAATATAAAAGACAGCCAAAGATTTACCTAACACTACCGAGTGGTGGTAAGTTCTATGTTGAAAATCCTATGGAGAAATCCGGATCTGGTGAAATACCAGTTTATTCAATGACTGCTAAGGACGAACTGTTAATCAAAACACCTGATGCATTAATGAATGGTGAAGCAACTGTTGAAGTTATCAAAAGTTGTTGTCCACTGATCAGTGATCCATGGCAAATGCCAATTATTGATATTGATGCTGTGTTGATTGCAATTAGAATTGCAACCTACGGTGAACAAATGGAAATAAACGTTCCTATAACAGGAATTGAACCTGTTGAAACAGAAACATTTACAATGGACTTGAGAGCATTACTAGACGGTATGCAAGGTAAAACTTGGACTACAGAATTTACACTCGGCGAACTTACATTTGAAATTGCTCCACTAACTTACAAGCAAAGTACAGATTTATATCAAGGTACATATGAAAGTCAAAGACTAGCAAGTATCATGCAGAGAGATGATATACCAGATCAAGAAAAAATGGAAGCATTTAAAGAAGGCTTCAAAAAACTTTCTGCACAAAATTTAGAACTTGTGCTAAAACATATCAAAGCAATCAAGACAGAAGATGGTTCCGAAGCAAATCCAAAAGCAATTAGAGAATTTTTTGATAACACAGACAAAGAAACATTTACACAGGTAAGTGACTTCTTAGAAAAAAACAGAAACGATTGGCAAATAAAACCACAGATTTATAAAGTACCTGCAGAGTATGTAGAAAAAGGTGCTCCAGAGGAAATACAGGTTCCACTAGTATTTGATCAATCAAATTTTTTCGCATCAAAGTAGCGACACTCTCGATTTCTGAGATCGAAGAACTAGTTAAAGACTACGAAAATCAATCCGCAATATTATTAGATGAACTTGTACAATTAAGTTGGTACATGCGTGGAAGTTTACAGTTGGTTGATGCTTATCAAACTACGTTCGAAGAACGCAAAGCAATTAGCAAACTAGTTGAGAAAAATATCAAGACCAGTAAAGAAACTGGTATGACTTTAATTTAGATTATTTTTTATTTGTAGTTGTAAGTACTTGTTTAAGTCTTTGTCTACCTGCTTGATCCTGCATTGCCTTTTCAATAGCACCCATCATAGGTTGCATTGCATCTAGTTCATTTCTAGCAGGCATTTTACCTGCTTTAATTTTAGCAAGTGCATTTACTACAAGTTGTGGATTTTCTATACCAAGTTCTTTTTTCATTACATTTAAACTGGCTCTAGTTTTTGTTTTATCTTTATTGCTTGTTGCACCTTTGTTTTTGCCCATTAAAGTACCGATTGGATCTTTAATCGCTTGGTCTGTTGCTGTAAAACCTTTTTTAACACCGTCGATAAATCCAGGTCCTTTTTGTTTTGGAGTAGCAGTTGTGTCTTTGGTTACGTCACCACCTGACTGCATGTAAGCCGCATCTTGTGCCGCTCTCATTAGCAGTTTGTCAAGTTGTCCGCCTTTTAATTCTGTAATAACATTTTCATAAACACTGGCCGCTATTTTTAAATTAGGATTATTTGCTTTTGGTTTTGCACTAGCACCTCCTGGTGTAGGTTGTTCAGGACCGTCGTCTTTGTTTGCTAGTGGTCCTTTTGGTGCTTGGTCTTTTGGAGCAGTCAATTGTTTTGCAAGTTTCTCAACTCCCTGTGTAGGATAACCCATGCTCTTTAAGAAAGACATTAGTTCTTCTGCAGAACTTGGTCTACCAGTTTTTCCTAAATGCTGTTGATATGCTTTTTTCAGTTGGTTAGCAATTTTGCCTGTTTCCAACTTGCCGGCGGCACCGGCGCTTCCAAATTTTTTCATAATTCCAAGGCCTGCACGTTTTAACATGCCCTGCGGTGCTTCTTGCACACTAGATTCATTTAATACTGCTATTTCTGTAATTTTCATATCAACTTCTCCTAAACTTATTTATATAATATGTGTTTGATACATCAAAAACCAAATGTGCGTACAAAATTGCGATAACTATCGATCTAAATAATTTTTACTATGATTACAAAATATGTGGTCTATGTAGATAACAACGAATACTGCACTGTGAGTAGCAGATCAGAAGCAGACACAGTAGTTGGATGTTTACAAATGCAAAATCCACAACAAGAATTTAAAATAGAAGAAATCCAAGTCAGCATGGTAAAGTCTGGTTTTGGAAGAGATCCCGATCTACACTAACATAGCATATCTATACGATGATCCTTGTGATGATTGTACGCATTGGATTAGTGTGATATGTAAGTGATCTAAAGATCACTTGTGTTTTTCGCTTTCTCTCAAACACATTTTTTCTATCTAATTACGAAGTAATTTGCTATCATGTAGATAGTTGAGTCACAATTCGCCCGTTGCCGGACGAACTGTAATTCTGCCATCATGTGAGTTAGCATCATCACAACTATTAAAGAAGATTTGTTTTTCAACAGCGGAGGCGGCGTACCGTCAACCCCCTACTTCAGCATTCGCAATTATACACGGAAGGCAGTTAGTCCCTAATAGCCAAAACTACTTGCCTCGCTGGTTGCTTTTTCTCAGAGCCAGCATCTTTTTATGCCTAAAGTTAGCATTATCCTTGCAACGCACTAGAATCTGAGCATACGTATATGCCCTCAAAGTGAGTCGAGCCGCCTCGACCAAACGATGTTGCTATTTTGCCTGTGGAAATTAAATTTTTACGCCGTTAATACAGAGTTCTTTTACAGTGGCCTTGTTAAGTGACCAAAAGTCGTCAAATTCAGTGTAATACCAGTTTGTGTTTGTGTTTGTGTGCCTATATTCAACGTGCCTACTAGTATATAACCTCACTGGTAATCCCAGGTCGGCAATTCTGGTTTCAAACGCGATGTAGCGTCCTTTTCGATTGAATTTCATTACCAGTAAATTTAAATCATATTCATCGGCTGGTTCAAGCAGTTGCTCAATCCAACTGTCTAGTAATGGAATTTTTTTGTTATGTAGTAAGTGATGAAACGGGAAATCCGCATAATTCTTACATTCTATATTTAAGTACTTCCAAGAATCAGGTGGTATAATGTCGCTTTTTGCTCCGCGGATCTGTCCTTCGGACAGAGTGTCCTTGCGTACCGCATTGGCTCCGCCAACGTAAGCACCGCTGGCCGGTACCCGGATAAAAGACTCTTCATACAAACCACTTAAAAAGTTTGCAATTTCTCTTTCAAATCCTTTTCCTTTATTCTTGCTCTTTGCGGCCACGTTTTTCTTCCTTTAATTTTTTTCTTTTTTCTTGTATTTCGTTTCTTCTTGTAGTTGCTAAACGTCTAATGTCACTTAATATTACACGAGCCTTACGGCCTGTTTCATCAAAACCTTTTGCTTCGAATCTTTCTTGTGCATTATAATAGTCCATCATTGCTTGAACTAACAGTTCGTGTGTCGTCTTAGCCATTTACAATCTCAGTATCATTTGAATAACTTGTAAATCCGTTATCTTTGATTACTTTTAGTATATTATTAACTCTTGCAGAAAGTTCTTCCTTATGTGAAATAAGATATATGTTTTTGCTTCTTTCACGTGCCATTTTTTTAAGAACTGCAATAGCACTTTCTACACCAGCGGCATCCATTCCTGCATCAATAAGTTCATCTATAAACAACAAGTTGATATTTTGATATAAACTTTCCCATACATCACGGAACGTCCAACTTAAACTTAAAATCAATCTATTACGTTCACCTCTACTTAAATTATCAAAATCTAAATCTCTACCTAGTTCAGTAATAAGCACAGTCAAATCATTTTGAAAAACAACCTGATGTGGCAAACCAACTTTATCCAAGTAGTATGCTAGACGTTTGTTTAAGAACATTAAGTTTTGATCAATAATACGTTTTCGAATAAAACTGTCTTTGCTTGTTAACAGTTTATATAAAAAGTCCATGTGTTCTTTCATTTCAGTCAGTGCATTTATTTGTTCCCAACTTA